TTGCTTCTGCTACTGCTTCACTTTGATTTTTAACAGCATCAAGTGTTGATTGTAATGCATAACCACCTGGTACTACACTACCCTTAATAAATGACCAAGTTTCTTGATACCAAGTTAAGTTATCCTCTAATGAACTATTTTGTGCCTCTAATTGCTTTTTAAGTGCTTCCTCTAAAATAGATGCTGCAGCTGATGCTTTAGCACGTGCCATAATCAATGGAATAGCTTGTGCTGTTCTCTCGTTTAATAATTGTAACGATTCAGCATTTGATAAGTCAATATCTTCAGTTGCTACACCTTGTTTATTTAATTCCTCTAAAGCATATTGTCTTTCCTCTAATGGACGAGTACTATCTTGAACTATACTATTATAGGTTTCAAGTGCTTGGGTTTGTGCAACAGTTGTACCTATTGCCTCATTCATTGCTGAATCAAATTCCTTTTGGAATTGTGCTGCTTCATCTGTTTGTCTTGTAAATAAATAAATTGCTGCACCTAATGCTGCAATTGCAACTGCTGCTGCTACATAAGGGTTAGCTAATACAGTTGTATTAAGTGCTGCTTGTGCTTTTTGAGCTAAACCAGCTACACCACCATATGCTTTTAATCCTTCAGATAATGATTTTACACCATCAAATGTTCTTTTAGTACCGTCTGCTAATGCAATTGCTCCCAATGCTGCTGATTCGAATCTTTCAGCTTGTTCTTCAGATACTGCACCTGATAATACTAATGCACCTGTTAATGTTTCAATAGAACCACCAACAACGTTAATGGCACCATCTAATAATTTAATTCTTTGTTCTTGCTTTTCTAACGATGCAGCATATGCTTCAGAATCAACTTCTGCTTGTTTAGTTGCATTAGCATTTTCATTTACTGCTTTGGTATTATCATCTAAAGCATTAGTAAGACCGTCAACGGATTTGATTGCTCCTTTGTCGTCTACTTCAATTACTATTTGTTGTTTGATTGCCATCTAAAATAAATATTATCTTTTTTATAATCCCATTTGGGTTGCTAATACATTATAATTTTGTTCCATTTCATCAGCACTTAATACTTTATCGTAAACTAATATTGCTGCTACTTTAGCACCTGCTTGACCACCAGTTTCTTGTGCTCCAAATACACCTGGACCATCATATCTTAATGGGTAATCATTTCCACCTAATGCTGAAGCTGCACCATTTAAGTATATATTTACATCATTACCTGCCCCACCATCATTCATAGTCATTGTTATACAGTTATATTGTGTAGAGTAAGATGGGAAATCAGTTGAAACATCAATACCTAAAGTTCTAAATGTAGTATCGTAAGTACCTAAAGTATTAGTACCATTATTAACAATTAAGAAATCAGAAGCACTTGTACCATTAATATCTCTAATAAATGTTCTGAAATTACCTGTATCGGCTTTAACAGCCATAAACATCATTACTGTGTATGTATCACCTTGTGATGTTAGCGGAGTTAATGTTCCACCTGGTGCATATTTGATAAAATCAGTTCCTGTAGTACAATCAATAGCATTTGGTGTTCCTGAAATATATGTTGGGGAAGCTGCTAATGTTAAGTCTCTACCATTGCCTGATAAATCAAACCATGTTGAACCTGAACCTGGGTAAGATGTTAAATTATTTGCATTGTAGTAACCACGTAATTGATCAGTTACTATTGCTGCAACACTACCACTATTGAGCATAAGATATAAAACACCTGTTGAATCTACCCAAATTTGTCCATTTTGAACACCTGCTGTAGCTGCAGCTGTTGCATTATCATATACTCTACTTGAAGATAAGAATGTTGAGAACATATCTCCTTCAAATGTAGTTGAACCTGTTATAGATAATGAACCAGTAATTTCAGCATCTCCTGTGTATGGGAAAGGATCACCTGCTACTGCAGTTCCTCCTCCTCCTCCACCACCAAGTGAATGAACATTAGCAATTACTGAAGGAGTAGCTGGTTCACCATTAGAACCTGTATAGAATAAAAATAATTCTGTTGATGTTCCATCCCAATACAATTCAATGTAATCACCGGAACCTGTAGCGGTACCGATAAAATTAGCAGTCATTAATTGGAAAGATGGTTCACCTTCTGATTTACGTGCTGGTAAAGTAACTCTTGTATTTGAGTTAGGATAATCATTACCATTATACTTAATCCAGAAGTTAGCATCTTGAACAGCATTACTTGCGTTTGCTACTTGTGCTATATACGAGAATTCATAAGTACCTGGATTATCGAATACAATTTTACTACCTGTAGTATATACACTTGATGATTCGTATGTTTGTCCTAATTGTACTGATTGTGAGACACCAACTGATGCTAATGATTGTGAGGTATTAGAGAAAAATGAACCATAAGATGCTTCTCCAATACCAGCAGAACTATTAATTACTCTCCATTCAGTTTCAGTATCTCTAGCTTCACCTCCTACTTGGTAAAATTCAGATGCTCTTAGTTCTACCCATGCATAAGGTGAATTTAATGTATAGCTAGTTCGACCATCAATTGTTCCTCCACCTACTACAGTAATATCAACAGCTTTATTACTTGCAATAGAACTACCACATTTAATTAAAATAGTTCTACCGTATTGATCTTGTGAGGCAATACCTGGTAAATCAATTGTATGAGTTCCTGTAGCTGATCCTGACCAGTTTACTTCGTAAGCATATTTGTATAAACCATCTCCTGAGTAAGCATAAGTAATTCCACCTGCTGAAGCAGATATTTGGAAACCATCTCTGTTAGTATATAAATCACCATCTAAATAAGTACCATTTAATACGTTAGTATTGAAACGGTATCTATCTAAATCTAATGTACCACCACCTGTTGCTTCATTGTCTTTACCAATTACAACGTGGTAATTACCTCCTAAAATATCAACATTCTCACCACCAATAACAGTAACAGGGTTTGTTGAACCTGATAATGACATATTTTCACCATTGATGATAGCTGATTTATTACTACCTACAATTGAGTTTCCTATACCACCTAAAATATTGGTGAATGAACCATCCGATAAACTAGAGGAATAAGAGTTAAATATACCTAAGTTTTCTGAAGCAGATGCTGAAATAATTTGGTTTCCTGAACCACCTAAAATTTGTACGTTAGTAGCATTCTCAAATACAGTATTATTTCTACCAGATACGTTAGCTAAGTTTACTTCAGAGTAAACATTGTTATCGTTACCTACAACAGATGAGTTTCTAACTGAGTTATATACTTGGTTATAATCTCCTGAAATTAATACTTTATCAACACTCTCATCTACTGTGTTGTTTCCCTGTATAGTATTGTTTGTAACGTTGAGAGGAATGTTTCTCGGCGGTTCCCATACTGTTTCTTGACCTTTGTCATAAGCCAAGTATCCATCTAATAAAGCAGCATTTACAATATTAACACCTTTAACCTCAGTACCATCATCGTAATTTGAATAAGTAACAAATCCATTAACAGTAGGGTCTCCAGAAATAACATCGTATACTTTATCACCAGAATATCTGTCAATAATTCTTCTTCTAGGGTATCTATTTTTACGAGGTGCTGTTTTTAATAATTTTACCTCAACACTACTTTTATCAAGTAATGATGCACCACTAATTTTATCAATTCTGTAATAGTTACCGTCTATAAAAATCTTACTGTTAAGTCTTAATGTAGGCAACTCGCTTGGGTCAATAATAACGTTACACGTTAATAGACGTGCATCTACGTCATATAATTCATTTACATAGAATGACCAATAATCATAGAATGCAGAATGTAAAGTATATCCGTTTCCTTGGTTTTGGTGGTAAGGCCAAAAACCTGGATTAGTTAAATTACCAAAGTGTAAATCTTTAGTTGTTTCAAAAACCGCTGGATAAGCTGATAAGTGAGAGAAATGACTGTATTGTGAAATTCTATGAATAGTACCTGCTTCATCCCTCATAAAATAATTACCAGGGTAATCTTGTCCTGCTGTTGTATCTCTACCTTTTAATTCAATAGCGTTATCGTACAATCCTAAGTTATACAATAAACGTGGTTTAAATTTAAGTGGTGAATTTGCTTGGTTTTGTTCCTTTTTATTTAATTTAGGAAGTACCATTGTAGGTGCACCCGCAAGTCCTTTATATGGTGTTGGAGAAAAGAATGTACCAATTTTCTTCTCACCTTTAGCTAAATCACTTGATGAATCATAAATGTACTCACCATAAGTGTAACCAAAATTATCAACGTGATATTGGTTAACAGGGTCTTTATCTAGTACATCTGAAAACTTAAGTGTTTTAGGTTGTGTTTGTAGTGGGTGTTCAATTTTGAACTTTATATTACGGTCTATCTTGCTAGTCCAATCAAGGGTACTACCTTGGTCGATCCAATCGTTAAACGTTTCTATAGACAGTAAATTACGCGAACCAGGCACAGGTTCTACTATTAGGTTGAATTTCTGGATTAGTCCTTTAAAAATATCTACTACCTTAGTTTCAGGAGCAAAAATATTATTCATTTGAACCGTACCACCTACTAATGTAGATGGACCAATACCTTCAAATCTAGAGTTTTGACCTACGTATAAAAGGTTAGTTGTACCTTCAACATCATAAGTCAATTTTACCTCAACAGTATCACCTGCTTCTAGGTTAATACCAATAGGTCCTAATGTTTTAGTTCTTAATTGTTGTGGGTCTTGATTTCGTAAGTTAAGGAATGTTTGTGCTCCTGGAAGGAACCCACCATTAACTGTAAATTCAAGTTCTAATTGTCTTTGAGAACCAGTAACTACACCACCTGTATGGTTTTCATAGAACGTTAATAAATGGTAGAACGTATAGTTACCATCTTCTGTTGCTGTAAACGTTTCTACACCATCGTAGTTACCAGCATTATCAAATTGTTCCCTAGTAAATTGTACATTATCAGGAGTAATTGATGAAATAGTTTGTGATGGTGAAGGTGCAGCTGCTAATGCTTGGAATGATTGTGTAACAGGGTTTGTAAATGAAACACCTGATTTATCATCCTGAGTAGATAAAATAAATAAATTCTGGAAATCTGCACTATCAATAAATGATGAGGTATAGTTAAATCCTACTGCCTCAAACATTTTTTCTAATACAACAGCTGCTTTAATAGCAGGTTTAAAATCTGTAATTCCTATTGGTGATGATGAGTTATCAAATTTACCTACATCACCCCCTGCAGCTAATTCAGTTGCAAGTGCGTTATCAGGGTCAACACCATAATCAACTAATGGGTAAACTACTTTACCACTAAATAAGTTATTACTCCAAGAACCAGTAATGTTACCATAGTTATAAGCATGGTCGTAATCACTAAAATCTAAATCTTGGATTTGTAGATTTTTAATAGCAATAGAGAAATCAACTGTTCCATTTACTACTACTACCTCATATAATGAATCACCTTTTGAATTTGTGATTACATTATTAACATACATTTTACCAGTAAAAATCTCAATACCATCATTTAATACTTGACAAGGTATTGTATTAATAAATCCTACGTTATTTGTAGCATTTAGTTCATCTAAGTAACCTAAGAAATCTTGGTTATTTTTAGTTGCTGGTAAAGTAAATGCTTGAGATGATACACCAAATACTTCTCCAATGTCACCTACCTCAATGGCAGACATATCGACTTTAATGTCGACGGTCTCTAATACATCTAAGTCAGCGACAGTCCCTAATTGGTTTGTACATCTTAATACTATCATTATCTTCTAGCTATTAAATCGTTTGCGTATTGGTATTCAACTGTGTATTTGAACAATTTTTGTCCTACAACATTTTTCTTTTGTGCTACTGTAGAATTAGTAATTACAACTGGTAAGAATTCAGTACTATCTTGTATATACACATTTGCTGAATAGAATAATTCACGTAAGTTATCTGCATCAGTTTGAGTTAACCAATCAGATTCTGCCGTATGTTTTTCTGTTAATTTATTGTAGTATTGAGTTTCACCTCGTCTTTGTTTACTATAATTAACATTAGAGGCAGCGTAATTAAGGAATGATTGTTTGAATGAACTTCTTTCAACATCGGTATTTGCTGTTTTTACTAAAGTAAAGTTATAGTAATCCCAAACACCGTAAGTGTTTTTCCAAGCAAATCTAGTACCCTCATAATCACAATTTTCTTCAATATTCATTCTAATAGAAGCCCAACGTACATTACCTAATGATCCACCAGGATTTTGATCAAAGAAATCAAGAATGTAATATGAAGTATTATTATCTAAATAGTTACCATCGTCAAAGAAATTCTGTGGTCCTGCTGGGAAGTGAATTATTTTAGTATTTGCTGATTGTGATGTATAAGCATCAGCCCATAATTGTGAAGGTGATGTTCTAGGTCCACCATTACCTGAAGCATAATCAGCATTGTACCAATACATTGTGTTTAGTAATGTATCTGTTGTATCGTATTCTGTAACTCTCATGATGTAAACATCTTGAGCAGACGTAGCAGAATCAGCACCACCTGTCATATTACCATTTAATAAAGAAATAGTATGGTAATCAGTTGATCTTACAGTATTGGAAGTAAAATCAGTTAATGCGTTATCAAAGGATGCTGTACTCTTAATAGCAGCAGGGTTAACATAATCTAATTTAGAACCACTATCCCAGTTCCAAGCAACTAAATCATTAGGATTAGAAACACCATCTAAATTATAGTAATAAGCTGAACCTGTTTTAGCAGGACTACCTGCAGGTCCATTTCCTGTATATAATGTTACAGATGAAGATACTGATGTACCGTATTCTTCACCAAAATAAATTTTAAATTGCCCAGCACAATTAGTTTGTGTTTGTGTAACTGGAGTTTTCCATACCTCATCTGTATCAGTTAACTCAGTAGTAATAATTCTACTAATATCAAAAATACCAAATCCATTTGGGTTAGGCTGTTGTTTAATTCTTTGAATTAAGTTGTTAGAGTTATCCTTAATGTCAACCACATACTGGAATTGTGATTGACTGTTTTGGTTACTACCTACTCTATATACTAAATATCCATTAGCTAAGTTAGGTGATGTGGGTTCTTTATAAATGGTAATTGCCATTACTTATTTAATATTTTTTCTAAGTCTACTTCTATATCATTTGCTGTTGCTTGAGCGTATTCTGCAGCAAATTGATTTACTAATTTATTTACTGCTGGAGCTACAAATGGTTTTGGTTTGTATCCTTTTTTGTTAATACTTTTATATATTGCATAAGATAATTGTTCAACAGTTACTCCTGGTTTAGGACGAATACCTTTTGCTTTTATCCATTGTATAATTTTGGGTTGCCAAGATTGTGAACTTGCACGTTTAGCTCCACCACGACCTTCTTCAACAATAAACCCGTAATCCTCCATTTCAATAGCTAATGCTGTTCCTGTTGGAGTATTTTGAGGTACGTATTTGATTGATTGTGCTAACTGACCTGTTGCATTTGTGTTATTCATAAATAACTCATCAATCGTTAACTCACGTAAACGATCAGCTATACTCTCTAACGCTTTATCTCTATTGTTAGTTTCCATCTGGATAATTGCAGTAATCGTAAACTGCTGGTTCTGTATAATTTATAGTTGCAACCCATCCGTAAACACGGTCTTGGAATGCTTCATTTACAGGATTTAATTGTGTCATTTCAAAATCCATAGTTTGTTGATTTGGTCCTACACGAATATAGGCACCAATATCGTACAAGTATAGTTCTGTATTTGACATTACCTGTAAAGCATTCTCGTTGCTTACTTTAGGTTGGTCTAAACTGTATAATTCAAATGTTAATGTTCTAACGTTATTAATAAAACCTACTGAGGTAATAGGACGTAAGAACACAAACGGATATCTAATATTTTGAGAGTTAGAATCTAAATAAGACAAAGGACCACTAGCAAATGATTTAATTGCCAAGTGGTTATTAGCTGCTGTCTCAAATATTTCTACTACTTCTTTATAGCTTCGCATTTTCTCTTTCAATTACTTCTCTAACAATGTGAGTGTGTACTCCCATCATAGAGCCAATTTGATTAACATTAAAACCAGCATTTACCAAATCGATAATCTTTTTATCTTGTTCGGATAATTTAGGTTCTACTTTAGTTTTTTTCTTAGGAGCAACTGGTTGCTCTATTACTGGTTCAATTTCGTTATTTAATTCATCCATAGTTATATAATTTTAGATGTGTTTTTTTGCATTCTCTTTGCTTTATCCATTTCTCTATTATAGTCGTTATCTATAGCTAAGTAATTTAATACAAACACAAAATTTAAATCGAAGACACTCGTATCTCCTGTGATGTTAAGGATGGAAGTTTTTGATAATGAATAAACTGTCCCAAACCATCCCCAATGCTCTGCATAAGTGCGTTCATCTGGCTGTTCATCGTCTTCTTCTCCGGTTGTGATGAAGATTTGCTCATACTGTTTAAGGATTGACTTCCTACTACTAAAAAAAAACTCAACGCACCTAATGCAAATGAAGCTGGGAACGATTTCATTTTATCAGCATCAACAATTCTTTGTTCTGAATCGTATTTCTCTATATCGTAGTATTTAAACAAGTTCTCAACTTCACCTTTAGCAATCTTTAAACCTTGTCTAACACCGTATTTCATTCCCTGTAATCTTTGTTTGGTAACAGGTCTGTACAATATAGCCATAATTTCATCTAAGTTTTGAACCGGATTTTTACATAAACGTTCTAAGTCAATGTATTCGCCTAATTTCATTTTAGATAACGTTCTATAACCGTATAATACGCCGTCAAACTCTACAATCGGGTAAAACGTTGCATCATCAATTTCCATCAACGATAGAACGTTAGAAATAATTTTAGACACATCTTCAGGTGCCCACTGATCAACCACTTTGCGATCAATACCTGTAATGATAGAAGTTATCTCAACTGTCCTTTCATTATCGGTTAAATGATCAACCATAGAAATTTTCTGGTAGTCCCCTACTGTCAAATACTCTGGAATGTTAACTTCAAATTTCATATATGTTTGTTTGGTAATAAATATTTATCTCTTCTTCAAAATCCAAGTAAAAAAGATAGGTGACCGAAACCCCATCCGATCACCTATCAAGCCAACAGTTTTACAAAAGCTCTCTACTACAAGAACATGTTAAATATAATAAATGAATTTTGCCCATCCAAGCTAAATTTAGGAAGGCCCTCCGAACGGGGGCCTTCTCATGGTGGGGAAAACATGCAATGTCACAAGATGAAGTATAAATGAAAAAAAACCCACCAATTACATAGATACCAACGCGGCTGAAACGTTTTCTATACACACATAAATATTAGTTATTTATTAAAATTACCTATGTAAATACTTCCTTGTTTAGCAAAGTCCTCTCTTGCCATATTAGCTAACCAAATACTGTCTACAATATCATCGTGATACCCATTGGGATGTGAAAATGATAATTTACCATTTGTATTTACCTTATAAGTGTATGCTGATAATTCATCGTAGCATTCAGGCATCAATTGTTTTGAAGGTAATTCTAATACACCTTCTTCAATATCGTGTATCATTTTCCTTACTGCCTGTGTTTTACTGTCTTGTGAGGTATAAAATGGTTTAGTATGGCGGTATTCTTTTTTTATTAATTCAAAGATGGCTTGTCCTGGACCATTAGTCTCAACATAACCTCCTCTGATGTTAAATCGTTGCAATCCATTGAGGATAGTTCTTGCAGAGTCTTCATATGTTTTCCCATTAAATCTAAGAATCTTTTTGCAACGTCCCGATTCGGAGAGTATTGTGCAAACTGTATAATCATTAGACATTCCAAAGTCAATTCCGAAATAATCTCTTGTTGTTTTTGATTCATCCCAATTGTTTAAATTACATACTAAATCTAATCCCCTAAATACATCATTAGTTGCCTCACTAAATTGAGCCATGTATTCTTGTGCAAATATATCTGGTGGTAATGATTTAGCCTGTTCTGTTATAAAATCCTTATCTATGTAAGGGTTATCTGTTGATATTCCTGTAAATGAAGTATACACATCATTGTCAGTCATACCTTGTAAAAATCTACTATAAAACCAATTCTTACTTTTTGGAGTGCTGATAACGAGACATTTCTTACCTATCGCTGATAGTGTAGGAAATATTGCCTCGTTAACTGCCTCCTCTCTAATAAATGCTGCCTCATCTATAACCATGTAATTAAAACTAAAACCTCTAATTGAATCATAACGTTCTGCAGATAGGAATTGTAGTGTAGAACCATTCATAAATTCCATTACTAGATCTGCTTTATTTGAGTGTACAACTATTTGATTAGCAGCATTAAATAATTCTTGAAATACCTTTTTACTTTGATTGTAAATAGGAGATACCCAAGCACCTTTTTGTTTTGGAGTGCTTAATAACCAATACAATAATAGGTTTTGACCTAATAATGATTTACCGTACTGTCTACCAGTTGCTACAACACCAAATTTGTGTTTGCTATCAGCAAATCCATCAATAACCCTTTTTTGTCCTGGATGTGGTTTAAATAGTTTAATTTCCATCTAAATACGTCTCGTCATCTGACCAGGTTATTTTAATTTCTCCTTTATGAGTTACTTCCTGTCTTTCAATCTCACCACCCTTGATTTTATTCTGGTATTTGATTACTTCTAACCAGATACGTCTATCACCTTCTGCTATTGCTTCTTCCTCTAAACGTTCTAGTTTCATAAGAGTTTCATTTACAGATTGTTTAACATTGTCGTTAAAATCCTCAGTAATGATTTCCCATGCTTCAGTCCAAACACGGTTAGCTCTTTGTCGGTTGGTTCCCTGCTTCTCCATATACCATTGAGTAAATTGAGACCATCCTGCTCTATTATTCATAATGTAATCCACACATTCCTGTAGATTATTAGTATGTTCTACTTTATTTGATTTATGATTTGCCATTGTGTATACTATTTAATTCTGGTTGATATAATGATATATAGTATTTTTCACG